CCAGTGAACTGCTTAACCCAAGCAGCCTCCTGCTTAGTGAAGTCAGCCTTAATCTTCCAAGGTCCGTACGTGTGGACGTGACCCTCAGGACCCTCGTGGAGGTTGGTACGGAAACGCCACTGAGTAAACTCCTCGTGGACCAGCTTGTGCTCAGCGTGGCTAACCTCCACAACCGCAGGAGTAACCACCTCAGTAACACAACGAGGAACATCCGCACGTGCGTGGTTAGACACGAAGATACCAGCGAGCAGAATACCAACCACAACAGCCAGGATAGCGAACAGCTCCTGCTTGATGGTCAGGACACGACGGGGTGCGCGGTGCATCAGATTTTCTCCTTGAGAGGCATTGTAGCAAGAATGGTAATCACTCTTGCTTCTGTAGTCTGCAGTACTTCTTTGGTCAAACCTTTAGCTATTTTAGCTAAACCAGTTCTTTGAAGTCCCACTACCTGTCCTACCTCGACCCAAGTCCCTAATAGAGACTTGAGTTTTAGTAATGCATTTTTAGTATTCTCTGCATCTATGAGTGGTGTGGTTAGTTTAGATTCATTATTTTTAAGTCTACGCTCCTCAGAATATTTAATATTGTATGCTATCTTACAGCATGTCTGTCTACAGCAGCTATGCCTATATGCTTGTGCAGTACCATGTCTATGTGGGATATGCATCTTCCACAAGCTATCCCACGAATGACACTCTACTACAAAAGGTAGAAATTCTTCTAACATTACTTTTCTTTATATTGATCATGAACATTTTTAGTTACTGTGGAACACTTATCTGGATCTTCACACCATTGTGAACAATACCCAGTACCCTTTTGGATAGCAATTTGAACACGATTGTGGCAACAATTGCAACGCTCTGGACTGGTGTGCTTTGGTGCTGTGCTTTGAATAAGCACGTGAGTTTTCATTAGTCCACCTTGAAGTTCGGAACCTCACCGAACAGATTCTCCACAGGCTGTGGAGTCTTTCGCTTAGCGTCTAGAATATCAGTAAGGGCTGTGGGAAGAACCATTGGCGGTTCTCCTCCCCAACGTTCCTCTAGACTCTTAGCGGAAGGATTGTAGTCCACACCGAGTTCTGCCAACCGGCGCTTGCGACATAGATCGCTGCAATAGGCCACTGCATGGTAGCTCGTGACGAACCACTCATTACAGTTAGGTCCCTTACACTGCTTCTTAAGGTAAGCTTCTGGCCTCTCAAGATAGCGAATACAATGCTCAGTTAACAGATACTTAGGTGGAGTCTTCGCCCTAATGTCACGGGCGGATTCTTTAATCTCAGTGTCCGAGACATTTAAGTTGAGTAGCTTAGCAAGCTTAGCTACTTCTCTCGCAGTTTTGATTTCTCTCTTCACTTAGACATCTTCTCCTCTAGAGCAGACTTGATAAGACCTCGACGATGTAAGAAGTACATACCGTGAAGAATCGCACAGAAGCTGTGGGACTTGGCATGGTTCGTAGGAATCTTAATCTGAAACTGACGGCTGGCAATTGGCAGGATAGAAGCATTCTGCATAGTAAGATTAATATCATACAACACTGCAACAGCTCGGATAGCTCCAATACACTGTGCTGTCTCAACCATAGTTCCGACGTTCTCTTTGAGCTTGTCAGGTCTTACCATGTAAGACTCGTAGACAATGTCAGATACTACACGATTTTCCCTGTCATTAATGTAACGCACCATCTCAGGGAACGTCATCTGGTGCGCTTCAGTCAATTGATTGTCTACGAACTTAGCCAAGCCAATGGTCTTGGTAGCTCCTTTACCTGGATCAATTGCCAGCATAATCATTTAGTGCCCCAGACCTTATGGTCCACAGCAAAGTGGACACCCCAATTACCAGGAATGTCAGCCATCTCGTGGGCGATCTTAGGTACTAGATCGTCCACAAGATCATCTTTAATTTCCCACACAAGCTCATCGTGAACCTGCATAAGAAGTCTACATGTCTCTTCATTGTCGTACTTAGTAAACGCTCGCCACATAGCGTTTTCTACAATATCAGCCGCACCACCTTGGCAGATAGAGTTGAACGCCTTTCTGGCCTCACTGGAGGGCCACTCAAAATGGCGCCTACGGCCAGTCCACAGCTTCACGTACCCTGCAGACTTAGCCTTATGGGCTGCAAGGTCTGAGATTTTCTTGAAACCAGGGTAAGTAGTGAAGTAGTTCGTGCGTAGCTGCTGCGCCTTAGCTGAAGAAACTCCGAACACATCAGAGATTCTCTTAACCCCGCCACCGTACTGTGTGGAGTATACTAGCGTCTTTGTATCAGGTCGAGACATGTCGAGCGCTTGCGACATCTCAGTGAAGACATCTCGTGTATCATCTGCGAACACTTCAATCAACGACTCTTCTTTAGCGTAAGCCGCACCAATACGAAGCTCAAGCTGTGAGTAGTCGAAACTCACTAGAGTGAATCCGGGCTTAGCAATGAAGCAGGTACGCAGGTCTCGCTGCCAACCCTTTTTAGCGGACTTGGGAATCTGCTGTAGGTTAGGCTTAGAACAACTGAATCGCCCGGTTACCGTACGGTGCATGTGGTAGTGTGCGTGGACTCTACCGTCGTCCGCCATCAACTCTTTGTACTTCTCGTAGAAGGCACTAAGCGATTTCTGCCATCCACGAAACTCTAGAATCAAGTTAGCTTCATGAGTACCTCGTGTGGCAAGAATTACTTCGTACTCTTCCATAGCCTTCGCATCGAAAGACGGCTTGCCCGTGCCTGTCAATCGTACCACAGGCAGGCCCAGTCTGTCAAGCAGCAATTCTTTCAGACCTTTAGGGCTAGAAGGATTTACTCCTAGCTCTTCAGCAATCTCATCCATGACAGCGTATCCCACAGATAGATTGTGCTCAATCTTATCTGTGTCCACAGCAACACCACGACGCTCCATAGTAATTAGCATCTTAGTAGTGTTCATCTTCTGCTGCCAGTACGTGTCGAGTCCTTCTTTTCTGAACTTAGGCAGTAGAGTAAAGAACAACTTGATACCCATGCGGGCGTCTTGTTCTCCGTACTCTGCCATAAGTTCAGCAGGAATAGCTCCCCACCCTAGTGTCTTCTCAATCGCTGCGAACTGTGGAGACTTCTTCTTTTCGTGGAACGACTCGTCACTGACGTAGTGCTTACAACATGCTTCAAGTGACTTCGCCCGTGGAGTGTGTTCACACAGCAGATGAGCCATTAGCATAGTGCAGTAGTGCCTGTGGATATCAACGTGAAAGCCTGTGGCTTGAAGCACAGGGATATCGAACTTGGCGTTGTGGAATACTAGGTAGCCTTCGAACTTCTCAAACAGTGCGTGTAGAGCCAGCTCAATGTACGGAGGAACATTCTCACCGTACTCGTGGAACAGGGGAAAGTACATGGCGTGGATATCAGTGCCCTTTTTATATCCTAAAGACATGCCAGTAATATGACCTTGGCCTACACGAAAGTCTCCACCATCTGTCTCAACATCTACATCTAGATATTCAACTGAGGCTGCCTCAGAAAGAAAACTTAGGTACTGACCCGAAGCTGCCATCGTATTCCACAACCTCCTTGGGTCGACGTTTAGGTTCCACAGTCGATAGGTAGCTATGAGCTGCTTGGTCATTTGGGTAGTGCCCACACATTGAGGTGTTAACTACAGCCTCACAGCATTCCCAACACATAGGCTCGTCCCAACAGTATCGAGGGTGCTTGAAGTCCTTCTCAAACACAATCTCACACACTTGACATAGCATGATGCGGTAGTCCGGAGGCTTGTTACACAGCTTACAGAGAACCATGAACCCACTGAAGTTGTACTTAGGTGGTGTTGTGGGATACGGATAACCATAGCAGAGACACATTTTCAGCTTAGCTTCTGTGGGAAGTTCCTTAAAAGGAATCACCTTACCATCAAAACTCTGCATCACAGCTCCTTAGAGGGGGTTTTAATAAACACGTACTGTCCCCTGCAAAACGCCCGTGCTGGCGTCGATTCAACTAGCTGTTTACCCAGTGATCAAACAGAGCTATTTCAGCATATGTTGGATCAGAACTGAAACCCAGCATCATCATCCGATTCAGTGAAACCTTCGGTGACCTTAGTGACTCGCATAAAATCGCTATCCTTCTGCTTAGCAACTCCCACAGTAAGCTCCAGGTCAGTAAGAGCCTGGTCCTCACCCCGCACGAGATCCTGCAGAACCTCATTCATCCGAGTCACCGGAATACCAAAGTCGTTAAACCTAGCCTTGAGGTAGCTAAGACTCTTAGCCTTCTTCTCCGGGTCAGTACTGGCGTCGGGAATATGGTGCCACTGAAGAACAGTCATGCCCTTAGACGGACCCTCTGCCACAACGTACGTGATGTTAAGGCCAGTCTTAGAGTCATCCTTGGTCTTCTTGACCACGGCAGACTTAATCATCATGTTGTACGTACCAGGCTTAAGGCCAATCTCCTCGGCGTCGGCGACATCGAGATCAGCAAAGATGTTAACATCAACTTCAGACATTGTAAATACGCTCCAATGCGATAATGAACTTTTCGGGGGTAGCCAGGGTATCCATAGTTACACGAGACTTAGCAGCAGTCCGACGTGTTGGTTGGGTTAGAATGCTACGTACTGCAGCCTCACCATCCTTAGGTAGATCAGTCTTAACACAGGCGATAACTGACATGTCACGACAGATTTGCACCTGAAGAGCAGGCATAAACCCAGGTGACACTACCTCAATCTGCCTGTCGTCCTTATCCTTGCGCTCGTGAGTGACATGAATAACATGCCACGGCCCAGAGTGGAGGGACTGCACAGCGCTATAGACTAGGTTAGTAGCCGTATTCATATCCGGCTGTGTAGGGGTGTCAGGATCTTTGGACGAATCATTCTTCGCCCGCTCTCTACAAATAGAGCGGAGAGCATCTGTGGCCATAGCAGATGTTTCATCCACAACCACAACGCCAACATTCTTCAGCAGCTCTGTGGAATGATTCTGTCCAATAGCCTTGAGCTGACTAACACCCTTATACTTCATACGCTTGACACCCTGGGTCAGCTTAATAAACTCAGGGTTACGAAGAACAGTAAAGCCTTCAGCGTAGTCAATATACAGGATAGTATTATCGGCCGGGCATAAAGCTTGAGCAAGTTGCATACTCAGGACAGTCTTACCCACACCATATGTGCCATAGATCAGTGCACGGAGATATGGAGGGACTGACTCCATATCCTCCATACTAGCTTCAAGCGCTGCCATGACTGACATTATCAGATTCCCATTCGTGTATTCCTACATGACCCTCGGACAGCTTACACTGTATCACTTCAGGGTTGGGGTAATTTGTAATAAACCAGTTACATTGTGGTGAGTATATCCACAGATCATCTTCCATTATTAGACCTCAGTAACTGTAGCCTTAACCGTGACATTCTTGATTTCAGGGTCATTCGCGTACACGTAGTGTCCGAATCTATCCATAAGGTCTTCTTCCTCCATAACATCAATCCATGTTTGGACAGCAACTTGGAAATCCTCCACAGATTCAAGCGGTTCCTTAGGCTCCTCATCAGTAAGCTCAACATAGGCATCTCGCCAACTATCAAACTTCTGATCAGACAACCACGGGTACAGCTCGATGTTAACCTCAAACTTGAACTTCATGAACTTCTCCATATCCATAGGTGTTAGCAGTGTAGTCTGCTGCTTTAATCATCATGTAGTCGTCTCGCTTACCCTCTACCTTAGCCTTACATAGGGGAGCGAAGGAACAGAACTTACATCCGTGAGAACTAAGACTCATCGGTCGAGCCTCAGTAGTCATGATTTCATCAGCCGCTTGCCGAACATCTTCCATAGCATGGCGCATACGGTTGCCAGAAATCTTTGTCTCCATCAGCATTACCTTCTGCGTAGGGTCCTTAATGGCCCGAGTACGGTAGAAGATGTAGCTAGCCTTACGCACAGACATCCCGTAATTTTGTTCTACAACATGGATGTACCTAGGTAGCTGTGGAGACATGTCAGCAAGTTCTTGGTCCCACACGTTCTGTGTGAACTTGTGGTCATAGATTTCCCACTGCTCAGTCTTCTCGTTAAAGACTACAAGGTCTGGAGTGGCATAGAAGTCAAAGTCAGTCTCGTAGCTAAGCATCATAGGCTCTTCAACATATCTACGAACAGGTGACCAATTAGTAACCAACCTCTGATTGAAGAGGAAGAAATTATTAACCAGTTCTGCTACCTGCATTGAACTAGCAGACGCTTCATTAATCGCCCGCGTAGCCATTGCCTGTGGACCGTCCTTGAGATACGTCTCAAAGAACGAATGTCCTAGCGTACCCTTCTCCATAGGGGAGAGCTGCCTAAACTGCGAGTCGGTAGGCTTGGGCATAATCTTGACTTCACTAGCAAAAGCGTAAGCTTGCTTACACTTTCTCCACATCTCCACTTGGCTGTGGGAAAGGCTTAGTCTCTGGTTCAAAGAAGAAGTCATCACCCTCCTTAATCTTAATCAGTTTATCTTCATCTAGTGGAAACGCTATCTCATATGGCACGTCTCTTTGTGCCTTAGGCTTGGACCAAAAGATTTCACTGTTCAGGATATCTGACTGCGGAGCCAACTCATTAGGGTTGTGTTGGTAGCACGTACCTTCTGGCCACCACCCTTGGAAGTTAAGAGGGTCATCCACAGGGTAGTACTTGTCATTAACTGTATGCCAGCGATTATGACAACGACTGCAGCAGCCGGACAAATTCGTTACGTAGTTACTTGTTGTGGACTTATCCGGCCCATGGTGCACATTCTCTTGCAAGCCTGTAACGCAACCAATGATCGGATGTGTACCCCCGCCCGCATACTTCAGTCCACGCCACTCACAAGGTTCACCAGGCTTAAGAGGCTTCACTAGTACGGCCTGCTTGCGACCTGTGGACTTAGGATCTTTCAGCTTCTCTAGTTCTTTTAGCTTCCGCTTCCTGATGCTTGGCCTCTCACCTGATTCAATTCGTTCTTGGATTTCCTGTTCAGGATTATCCATAGCATTAGGTTCAGGGCAACAGCATTCCCAAGTATCCGAGTTAAGCGCTTTACATCTAGTGTGATAACCGTTGTTACAGTGTAGGCAGAAATCTTCTGCATCGTACCTCTCTAACTTCATCGGTCATCGTACCGCCACACCATAGGTGCAGTGACGGAGTTATTGTGGCCCACATCCACGTGACTAACACAGCCTGTGGACTTATCATAACCGATCCCACGGAACTTCCGAAGGAACTTCATGTCCTTCAGAAGTACCACAGGCTTAATGTCAGCAGCCAAGCCATACAAGTGCTGACTATTATGTGCACCTCCCACCTTAGCATTCTGCGTGGGACAACGAAAACCAGAGATAATGGTCAATCCTGTGGGATAGTGCATCTTACGAAGAAGCTCAAGCCCGGTGAGAAGCTCACGGAACTTGGGAGATACCGAAGGAACCTTACCACAATCATGGCAGGCAAATTCCTTCAGATCAAAGTGCTCACTGATATTACCCATGCCGATTAATCTCCCTCTCCAAGTACCACTTGGCCTTCTTCAGGTCTTCCAAGTACGTATCAGGGTTCTTAAGACCTGCCCGTGCGATGTACTTTACTGCGTTACCAAGGTGATAGGGCAAGGTGTATGCTTCAATGAAGTCAATAACCTCAATCCCACCCTGGTTGTAGTGTGCAGGGTGATCTACGTTATTGTCCTCGATAAGACCTGCCTCCACAGGAGGAATGAACAACTCCTCAGGGTCCTTAAACCAACCCTCCTGTGGCATGGAATCATTGAATCTAGGGGTATTAAAGAGATTCACCTGTGGAATCTCTGTAGTCAGGTCTTCGCTATTAAGCACGGTTATCACTTTCTCTCTTGCCGACCCAAATCTTCGTTTCTGGAGAGTACGTAATTTTAGTTTGTAGAGTTAGTGTAGTATATAGGGTCTTTTCGTCTACGTTTGTATCCACTACAGTGAAAGATATATTCTTATTATACACCATAGATAGAGGTAGACCCTCCCACTCTACAATTTCTCCCACAGCTACATGATCTGGATAAATTTGTCGTTGAACCATTAGATCATCTTCCCACTTCGGACCATCTCAAGGAACTCTGCTGTCAACTCGCTACCCATAGATGTAACACCCTCCGCAACATTCTTCTTCTCTTCGATGATCTTAGCAAGCCACACGTCCACAGTCTTCTCAATCCTAAGGATGTCAAGATAAGACTCCTCAGTTTGCCCAATACGGTGCACTCGGGCGATAGCCTGGCGAACAGTGGCGTAATTCCAAGGCTCATCGGAGAGAATTACTCGTGTTGCACAGGTGAAGTTGAGTCCCACACCTCCAGTTTTGTAGTTGCAGAGAACTACCTGCCACTTGTACTGGCCAGGCTCATTACTAGTGTAACGT